CGCCAGTAGATATCTCTTTTAGGCGTAGATCGTTAACGTAAGTTGCCATTTATCTTCTCCGACTTTTAGTCTTAGGCTTTGGCTTCTTCATTGAAGCAATATGCTTTTTCAGCACTTCAGCTTGTTTCTTGTGTGTCTTAGAGGCTTTCTCTAATCCCTTAATAACCTTCTTGACCTTGCGTACCATTACGCTACCTCTTCCCAGTTGGCTGTTTGATTTGTTGATACAGCAGAGTAGCTAGGCGTTTGGCTGTCTGATACAACCGAGTAATTTGCTGTTTGACCAGGGATGACAAGGCTCCAAACGTTTGCTGACCCAGTTGCACCAGTAGCAGCAACGCCAGTAACGCTAACGACGGCACCGGCTGCAACCGATACCGAACCGACTGAACCAGTCGCCTGAAGTCCAGTGACAGAAAAATTCGCCGTACCCGTGACCGTAACCGAACCAACCGCTCCAGTCCCAGCATTCCCAGTAACAGTAGCATTCGCGCCGCCGGTAGCAGTAACTGTTCCAACTGCTCCAGTTCCCGCCACGCCCGTAACAGAGAACGTAACACCTGTTCCCTCAACGATAGAGACCGACCCGACTGCCCCTGTTGCAGAAACGCCTGTGACAGAGACAATTGCGTCTGCCGTGACTGTGACAGACCCGACAGCGCCTGTGCCAGCAACGCCGGTAACCTCGACAGGTATCGCTTCATTCCACGCACCTTGGCCCCAAGTACCTCTGCCCCAACCATTAACAATTGCCATCGCTAGGCGATACGAATGATCGCATTACTGGCGTCAGCAGTTGGGAATTGTATGGTGAAATCTCCAGCGGTGCTTGTCTTATCACCACCAAAGGCTAAAGAACAAACAGCTTTGTCTGACTGGGTGTCGTTGTAAATCAAAGCGCCGTTAGCAGTAATCGTGCTAGAACTAAACGTAAGATCGGCAAAGTCACAAAACGCCGTTGTCCCTGATGTCGTTGGAGTAACACTAGTTAACGCTGCTCCGGCGGCGGTATAACCCGTCCCAGAAACCTCATTAGACGTTGTGTACGCCGTTGTGCTTGCGTTCAAGGTTGCTGAGCTTGTGTACAACGCTAACTTAAAAGTATTGCCAGAAGTAGCAGTGAAGTTGTGTGTGCCAACAAGAATCTCTTGCTTGAACGATGTGCATAGCGCAGATGTGATACTCATGTGAGTCTCCGTATTATGTTTGCCAAATCAGGTTGCCCCTGAGATTCAACCTCAGAGGCCAAAGTCGCCCGATCACTCTTGATCGCTTCTTTAATGTAGTAGCCAATAACCTTCCGTATGTCTTCTTGGAAGGATAACGCCTGCTCTGCAAGCAACGGATGACTGTTTTCACCCACACTAACAATACGCTTTGTTGCAGAATCTGCCCAGAAATCAGGGTCGTGCCCTTTGTTTTGCGTTGTGGCAACAACAACATTGCCAACATGACCAAGTGCCGTCATCTAGCAGACCTTACTTCACCAGAACGATAGCTGTCAGTTGTGCTGTAACCCTCGCCCAAAGCCCTAAGATCAGTCAAAGCTGAGTCGTATCTGGCTTGATAAAGCTGCATCAGATCAGGCTCACCCTTCAAGAAAGTGTATGCCTCAACAAGGCTTCCGTACAAAATCGCATTCTCTGCGTTATCGCCCAGCCAACTCGTTCCATCAGAAGAAACCGTAATTGATTGAGGCCTGTAAAAATAATGCAGCTCTACCGTTAAATTTCCATTTGGGGTTGGCCCAATGATAAAGGTGGTGTCATCAAAGATAGCGTAATACTTAGGTATCCCCGTGCTGGATGCGGTTGGGTACGCTTGACGTATAAAATTTACATCCTTAAAAAGCAGGTACTCGTAACCACTATTGTCCACAGCCAAAGAGTAAGGGGACAAAAAATCACTAGGCGTTTCTAGGTACGAGTTTGACTGAGTCAAAGTACCTGTAACGTTCTTTCTAAAATTAGGTAACTGAACAGATTTAAGAATCCGCTCCTCTGCTTGCGTGATTATTGTCGGAAGATTTGTAACAAGCGTTGTTTCGTTTGTCTCAAGGTAATCTTGTATCGCCGTCTTTAGGGTTGTAAATGTCCACGCCATTAGCTTGTCACCACTGTAACGATACCCACATGACCCGAACAATCTAAGCCAACTTGCCCCACTGGATTAAACGAAGACAGTATTCGGCTCTCATCTAACCCCCTGTCCGGTCTTGGGTTTCTTAGTGCTCTAGGATCATCAACCCTCACCTTGCCTAACTGCAACTGAGGCTGATCTGGATCAACAACATCTTTGCCTACCAAAAATCCTGTAGGTCGCTGGTTCACAATCTCAGGAACCAAGTCCTTGAGCGGATACCTAAAACCAGTCATGTCGCAGTAACCGAAAGCGTACTTACCTCTAGTGTATGAACTCAAAACGAATATCCTCCAGGAGAGACATATAGTGACGCTTTGTTACGATCCGAGTCTGAAGCGAGCGTCCATTGCTCTTCGTAGTCAGCCTTTAAGGCTTGCGCTCTAGCGCCCGCTGACGGGTACTTCATGCTTAACTGATACGCCAACCCACTAACCAAGCAAGGCAAGAATCGAGCAGGAACATCTATGTTGTTTGCCGCCGAGTTACCAGCATCTTCAACACGCTCCATGTAGTAGTAACCAAACTGATAGGTCTCTTGATCATCAGGTGTGGGCCACACATTGATTGTTATGGAATCAACATTCCGCTCAACGTAGTACTGCAACGGCTTGCTTTGCGTAAGCTTGTTTGAAAGATTCGAGTACTGGCTTACAGAGATTCGAGTCATCGACTGATCAAACTGCTGATTAACCTCTCCCGCATTCGTCCTGACAAAAGCTTCAATTATGTCCAGAACCTTGCCGTCTAGGGTGTACTGATTTGTGCCAGCGGTAAGTGCTTGTGTAGCGAAATCTACAGACCAAAGGTTCAGCCCTCTGTTCTGCCACTCCAGCATCATTAGATTGAGGCTGCGCCTAGCGGTCTTATAGTCATACCCACTACGAAGCTCTAAGCCTGCTCGCTCAAAAGCCTCTTCCATTGAATCAGCAAGATCTAGGTTGAATGAGAATGTGCCGCTAGTAGCCATCTAAATAATTCTTCCACGGGTCTTGCCCTTGATAGCCATACCATCAATCGGCTTTGTGCGCGTCTTGCCTCCGGCTCTCATCTTAGTTGAACCAGACATGATCTTTTCCATACGATCAGCTTCGGCGGCCTCAGAAGCCAATCGGTCTTCTTCTTTACGCGCCTTTTTCTTTTTACGCTTTTCAGTCAAGTAAGCAGGAAGAACGCCCGCGTACTCCATAATCCCTTCGCCTTTCACTAGCGATGCGATTGGCGAAACGTCTGAAAGTTTTAACCCCATTACGGCCTCCTAGCCTTTAGCTTCTTTTTAGGAACACGCTTTTTCTTTGCTGGCGCATTCTTAATCTGCTTACCTTCTTGTGCTCGACTAATTGCCATCAGTCTCTGCCAAACTTTTGTTTTTGTGACTTGGGTGGACTTTTAGTGCTTCCACCTTTGCCAGACCAAAACACCTTGTTAGCCCAGTATGCGGCTGATGTCTTGCCCTTTTTAATGTTTTTGCCATGACGGGCTTTGAAGCTTTTACGCGCTTCTGCTGAATAATTATGCCCCATCTTTTGATCACCAAACCGAATGATCTTCATCTTTTCGCCATCCCTAACAGCAACAACCGCCTTCTTAGACGGATGCTTGGGTGTGCGCTTTGGCTTGTTCAGCCCACTAAGACCGACTTTTTTTAGCCGGTTCTTCTCTGCATCGGTCAAACTCATTTACGATGCCTCGCTGTCTTTTTGGCTATCTTCTTGGGCTGCTTTGAGTGCTGCTTTCCCTTCTTGGTGTCTTCTCGTTTCTTCTTGGAAGTGGCAGCGTACTCCTTGTCTGATAGAGCCTTTCGAGCCTTCTTCGGGAGATACCTTTCACCTGTCGCCTTTTTGCCTTGAGTTGATGGTTTACCAGACTTGGTGCCCCATTCTTGCTTAGTCCACTTCTTTAACGATTTCTGAGATTTCTTCAGGGCCATTAGTCTCTATAACCCCCACCAGATTCTTTGTAACGTTTAGCCAGCATCTGCGCTTTACGCGCAGACCACTGACCAGGCTTACCGCCTTTACCACTAGCCTTGATCTGATTGAACAGCCTCTTGCGTAAAGCTGGCTTCGTATAGTTGCCAGCTTCGTTAACTCGAGACTTACTCTTCTTTTTCTCGGCCATCTTAGAAGTGCTTCCGAACCTGCATAACTATGTTGTATACATCACCGCTAGAGTGACCAACAGTCGTAAACTGTATGTCACCCGTGACACCAGACCCAGCGTTGTTGGGTATACCAGTGAAGTCAGTGAAGTCTAGCGTATCAGACCAATCAGCATTTAGCTGCCAAGCCAGAACGTCTGTCGTTGCATCAAATAAAATCTTCACACCCATCCCAATGGTTGAGTAGTAAATCTTTTGTATTGAAACTTTCGTACAGGCCGCTCCAGTCATAGGGTCATCAGCCAATGCAGAAACATCAATCTTAGTAACAGCAGATTCGCCTGATCCATCGCTCACATTAGTGAAGCGGAAGATGGCTGTGTTGCCATCATCCTGTATGGTTTGTGTAGCTACAGCATCAGCCATGACTGCCTCCTATTATTGATCAGCAAACGCAGGTGCAGTTGCACCAGTGACCGTGCCAAAGATCTGATAATTGGTGGTGTTCAAACCAACAATCGTTACATCAAATCCAGCAGGGACATTTAACTGAATGCTGCTATTTGAGTTTCCGTCAGAAAACACTGCGCTAATTTCATTGTCAGTGTCTAAGAACGTAACACCGCCAATATAAAAGTTAGTGTTTCCTGGGGTGACGATGATTGCGTCAGTCGCATCAGCAGCGCCGCCAGCGTAAACAAACCGAAACACAGAACCGGCGATTGGCGCAGGTAAGGTGTAAGTGTTGTCTTGACCGCCATCTGGGACAAGTATGGTTCTGCCGCTATGCGTGGCATTAGTAATCGTAATATTGCCGTCAGCTAGGCTTACAGGGCCGTCACCAATAGTTGCAACCTCAGTAATCGCACCAGAGGTGCTGTCTTTGCTTACGGTTTTGAAGGTGCTTTCAGAGCGAACCGCACCAGTGAAAGTAGTAGTACCCATTGTAGTCTCCTGTCTGGGTTAGTCCAATTGTTCCACATGGAACATTCGGTCAGGATAAAAGAGGTGGCCCCTAGAGGCCACCCCCAAAAAGGCTCTAGCTAGAGCCAGGCGATCCGTAAATGCCCAAGGGGTCAGATACGCCGAACGAGTATCGCTCACGCGCTTTATAGCGCACGTTACCAGTGTCGAAGTCGCCATCCATAGACGTTTCAAGCGGAGTACGCTCGAACATCTTCATGCCATTCGGCACATCGGTGATCAAGAAGAAAGCGTTGCTGTCAGTCAGGTAATGATTGACGGCGTAACCTTCTGGGATCGCACCCATGTTACGGATGGCATTGATGTCGTTGTCAGCAGTGCCAACACGCTGAGTGGTTTCGAGCAGACGATCTGCTGTAAACATCAAAGCGGGTGGTACGATCAAACGACGAGGACGTGCTGCAATCAGTAGACCTCGCTCATCAGTGAAAGCAGCGATCTCAATGATTGCATTTTCCAAAGATGTTTCGTTCAAGTCAGCGCCAGTAGATGGACGGTTGGCATTGGTGCCACCATTCACTAATGGATGCGAAGCGTTGAACAGGGTAACACCGTCTCCAGACTGGAAGCTGGTGAAGCCATTGTTCAGCGAGTTAGCTGCTTTGACTTGCTTCGTGTACGCCATAGCGCGAGAAAGCGCCTTGGTGTAACGAGCCGAAAGAGAATCGTACAAATTGTCTTCCATCGCTTCCTCGGTGATCGCAAAGCCCATCGAAATGGTTTCGTGATTGTACCGAGCGGTGAAAGACTCTTGCGCTGAGTCATAGCTCGTTGCTGCACCTTCTGCCTTAACAGGAGCCGCTGCAAAGCCTGACAGCTTTACCTCTTCCTCGAATGAACGATCAGAGCTTTCTGTCTCATAAATGAGAGTGTGCTCGTCTTCGTATTTTTCGTACTCCAAACCAAACAGGGCGTTAAGCCCAGGCAGGAGTTCTTTAAGCATTTGCGCTCTTGAAATTGCCATTGCCTAATTCTCCTTATACGCCGAGCTTGGTTTCGTAAGCGTGGCTCAAGGGCAGATAGGTAACGATGCAATCTGTGAATGCATCACCTACGGTGCTTGATGGGCCATCTACGAAATCAACGACACGCAGTGGTAGTGTATTAGTCGTAGCGATAGAGCCGCCGTCTAGGGCGTTCTTGCTTCGACCGATTGAGGTTGATCCAGCAGTGTTAACCGCTGAGATGTTGTTTCCAAGGCCGGTTTGAGCAATAGCCTCATCACCCTGCATACGGAACAACAACTTAGGATCGTCAACAACGTAAGCAACGATATCGTCAGCAGCCGTAGATGCTGGGAATTGTTGGTTAAACGTCTTTTGGTTTGTTGATGGGTCTGTGTAAGCGC